TAGTCGATAACTATTCCAAAATAGATGATTTACTTTCAACTTTCGAAAAGAAAGTTTTAGATTTATTTGAAAGAGAATTTTTGAAATTTTCACAATCAATCTTAAATTTTGACCCCCAGGTTGGAGATGATGATTTTATAATAGACAATTCAAGAGCTGAAAGTAGAACACAGAATATTCAAAACAATACGAATAACAATTCCTATAGAAATTTCCAACTCCTATTCCGAGAGTTGATGAGCGTGCCGTTGCCTTCAACATTTGCGACACAAGAAGATTTATTTAAACAAGTAATTGAAGGGCAATTTTCTAAGTCAATTAGTGAAATTCAAAATTTAATGAATTATGACGTTGCTTTGAGATTAGGTAATCCAACGCAATACAAAAGAAGAGAAACTGATTCATATTTAAGATACGTTTTGGGGACCGGTAATGTAATCGACCCAATACCTTTCGGGCCTTACATTCCAAACACTTTACCTACGCAAGGGGGTTCTATAACCCTTTTGGAATCTGAACTTAATAATTTGGATGCTTGGAGGGCATTAAGAACAAATGTAGGGTTTTCCACAATACCAGAACTTACTTATAGCAACAGTGGTTCATACATTACTGATTTCTTCATTGATAATAACATTGCTTTTACACAACAAAATGTGGAGTTTTTGGCTCCTGTAATAAAAATGTATGCAACCCAAAAACTCGAAGATTCGGAAATAACAAACTTTTTATTTGCAAATTCTTTACAGAATTATTTAGCTTTGACAAATGATGTGCAAAACACCTGTTTAAACAATACATTAACTATTGTTAGGAAAGATTTACCAAATATTACCGAACTTCCAGAAAAAACAATCCAAAGTCAATTTGATTCAAAACAAAGTAAAGTTGAATTGTATGAAATGTTTAAAGCGTTAAATGATAAATGGATTTCTGGTTCTGATTTTACAAATCAAACTTTATTTGAGGACATTTTATTTTTAGACCGAGCTTCACGAAATATTGGAGACAAGATAATTTTAGACATATTCAACTTACAAAGGTTAGTCAATCCAGAAAGTTTGAATTATAATATGAGTGTTTTTGTTTTAATAAGTGGTATTTTAACAGAAAACCATTTTTCTGTGATGCCAATGCCTGCTTATGTCAATTTTTACAACGTTCAACAAGTTTCTGCTTCAGCCCAACCTAACATAGAGCCAGGTGCTTCATTTGCTAACAGTATGTGGGGAACATTTTTAAATGTTGACTACAGAAATTCCGGTCCGAAACTAGTTTGTTTTTATTCTGAAAGACCCTCAACTTATCTAGATTTAAGAGGTGAAGCTAAAAATTATTTATTTAGAAGTGATGCTTTTGACTTACGTGAAGAAACTTTAAATCCATTAATTGAAGACCAAACTAACAAACAAGATTGGTCCGTGTCTAACAGGGTTGTAGGTTTCAACGTTGATATTGGGATAAGAAATCAAAATGTGTTCTATTCTTTCAGTGTTACGCAGGATACTGGTAAAGCCACTTCCGAATCTATCCAACAGATAAATTTGATGGCTGCTAGCGCTTCAGGAAGAAACACTTCTACTCAAAACGTATCTTTGTATAACATTTATAAAAACATGAGTTATCAATGTGAGGTGATTTCTTTTGGTAATGCTTTAATTCAGCCTACCATGTATTTCAATTTAAGACATGTACCATTGTTCAATGGTTCGTATATGATTACAGAGGTTCAACACACCATTTCCCCAGGTACATTTCAAACAAAATTTAACGGAATACGTCAAAGTGTTTTTACATTGCCGTATTTGGAAGGATATCTGCAAAGCATCAATAAGAATTTAGTCACAAAACTCCTTGCAGCTAGTAAACAATCTAGAGACATTTCTAGAGGTACTACAACAACTACAACCCAAGGAAATAATGCCAATCTATCGACAGATACACAAACCAGTGTTGCCACACAAAATTCTTGTGTATCCAAAGTATTAGAAGAACCTTATCTAAATACATTAGGTTATGACTCTATTGCTGGTCAAACTACATCAATTAATAGTACTGGATTTCTTTCTTTCTTAAATCAATCAACAGACGATGAAAATATTAAATTTATAATATTTGTTCTATCCTTCGCATCAACCGGGGTCAATAATAGATTTGAGTCAGTAAATAACAACTATGGAAAAATTACTTTGAATTATGATTATGGTGCCACGGCGGATTTGTATTTTACTAGAAACTATGTTTGTAGAACAATGAAAACACTGAATACAACAGATGTTTCAATGCCTTTTGCTGTGTTCAATAATGTTTTAAGTTATATTAATTTTGTAAGGGACCGAGTAACCAATAGTATTGGTGAAATTAGAAGGAAAAGTATCGAAACATACTTTTTACAAAATTGGCCATACCCAAGAGGGACCTCTCAGACAACAAATTCACAATTAAAAACAAATTTGACTAATGCGGTAATATTAGCAAAACAACTTGGTTTAAATACAGATATTACTGTACTCACACCTATATCTACACCAACTCCCCTACCGAATAATCAAAACTTGATTAATACTGTGACGCCAACTTGTACCTAATATAAATTTCAATATATTTATTAAGAAAATACTAACATGAATATCAATTCATTATTGAACCAATATCTTGGAAAGAACACAAGAATTTCTGAAAAAGATAATGGTGATGGAACTAAGCAAGTTTGTGATTTAGACACAGGAGATTGTTATACTGTCAGAGAGCGAGATGGTCTTATCGAAAGAGCTGGACACGATATTACTGCGAACAGAAGAGTTCGTGTCGAAACGCCAAATGGAATTAAACAACTTTTAAACGGGTAATCCTATGAGCATTGAAAAAAAAATATTGAAGGAGATTGAGAGACATCACAAAATCAATAATTATATTAAAGAACAAACTACACCCTTAGTTCCGGGATTACCCGAACCGGAAGCACCCGCTGCGGCACCCGCTACGGCACCAACACCTGAATTACCACAAGGAACTCCACAAAAAATTGACTTAGCGGTAGACACCGAAGTCGAAAAAATTGGTGATTCAGCAGCAACTGGTGAAAGTGGTACTGAAGAGTTAGACGTTACAGAACTTGTTACCACTCAGAAAAATATCGAAAGTAAACAAGAAGAATATTTTCAAAATCTTTTTGGTTATCTTCAAAATTTGGAATCAAAATTGTCCGAGATGGATAATTTAGTGAACAAATTAAACGACCTTGAATCACAAATTGAAAAGTTTAGACCTAAATCTGCAGAAGAAAAGTTAGCATTAAGAACCTTAGATTCAGGACCGTTCAACAAAAAGCTATCAGATTTTTTTGATGACAAAAAGGACGATTGGGAAAAATCCGGTAAACACGAATACATTTTGACATCAGATGAAGTTGAAGATATAAGTCCAGCCGAAATTAAAAAAACATTTCAGCTAAGTAATAATAATCAATTACCTAACAGGTTTTGATTTATAATCATTTTATACTATAATTGAGGTTGTGGCAACACAACCTTTTTTATTATTTGACAAATTGAAATCTATTTTCTATATTTTAAACACTAACTTAAATTAATTTTCTATGAGTTCATTAGACGCAGTACTTGCACAGTACGAAAAAAACCAACAATCTGGTGGTGGTAACTTTGGTAAAATGTCTCAGGACGAGCGCATGAAGAAATACTTCGCGCTCATTCTTGATGACAAATCAAATTCCGGCACCCGTCGTGTCCGCATCCTTCCTACTTCGGATGGAAGCTCTCCTTTTAAGGAGGCGTGGTATCACGAAATCCAAGTGGGTGGTAAATGGCAAAAATTTTACGACCCAGGAAAGAACGACAACGAACGTTCTCCTTTAAATGAAGTTTATGAAGAACTTATGTCCACTGGTAAAGAGTCGGACAAAGAGCTTGCTAAGCAATACAAGTCTCGTAAGTTTTACATTGTTAAGGTTATCGACCGAGACCACGAAGAAGACGGTGTTAAATTTTGGCGATTTAAACACAATTACAAGAACGAAGGTATTCTTGACAAGGTTATTCCTATCTGGCGTAACAAAGGTGATATTACTGACCCAGAAAAAGGTCGTGACCTAATTATTGAATTAGGTAAGCAAAAAACGCCAAAAGGAGCTGTTTATACAACAGTATCAACCATTATGTATGAAGACCCAACAGCAATCCATCAGGATAAAGCAACTATGGATGAATGGTTAAAGGATGAATTGGGATGGCAAGATGTCTATTCCAAGAAACCAGTCGAGTACCTTGAAGCGATTGCACGGGGTGAGACCCCACGTTGGGATAGTGACAAGGGTGGTTATGTTTACAGTAATGATGAAGTGTCCACAGAAACTTTTGGCGGGTCATCCTCATCAAACTACCAGGACCCACAAGAAAATGCAACACCAGACGAGGATTTACCATTTTAATTTAAGTTAGTTGGGTGGGGGAAACCCCACCCTTTTAATTATTTAACTTATGACAAAAGAAACAAGACAAAAAACAATTGACAGTCTCAAAAAAAAGTATGAGGCTCAGATTTTAGAGGCGGAAGCAACATTAATGATTTATCTTGAAAATGCTGCTGGTATTGGAGAACACCCACAGATGTTAGAGGAAATGGATAACATGGTGGAAAAGTTGGCAAATGCTAGTGACAAACTACAAGTATTAACAGAATTTTGGAAATATAATGGCAATCAAGAAAGCAACTGATTTCTCTTCTTTTAAGAAGAAATATTCAACATCCGCAAAATATAAACCCCAAAGATTTTTTGACCTGGGGACAGAGTTCCTAGATGCGGTTGGCTTACCAGGGCCAGCTATTGGGCACATCAATATGTTCCTTGGGCACTCTGACACTGGTAAAACAACGGCTCTTATAAAAGCAGCTGTTGATGCTCAAAAAAAAGAAATACTTCCAGTTTTTATTATTACTGAACAAAAATGGAGCTTTGAACATTCCCGTTTGATGGGCTTCCAATGTGAGGAAGCTGTTGATGAAGAAACAGGTGAAATTGATTGGGATGGTTTTTTTATTTTTAACAACAACTTCGATTACATTGAACAAATCACGGATTATATTAATTCTCTTCTGGATGCTCAAGAAAAAGGTGAATTGGAATATGATTTGCTCTTTCTTTGGGACTCAGTTGGTTCAGTTCCCTGTAAGATGACTTATGAAGGAAAAGGGGGAAAACAACATAACGCCGCAGTTTTAGCCGATAAAATTGGTATGGGTATCAATCAAAGAATTTC